CGACCCACCCGACCCAGCGCTTATTTTGGAACGCGAGCTGACCGCGACCGACCGCCTGATGCGGCGCCGACCGGCAGGCACGGCATGGGGGAACCCGACGTGCAGCAAATAAAAAACCCTTATAGGAGGGGGAACACACCTATTATGAAAATTTGCAAAAACGGCCACGCGCTGGACGCGCCGGAGTCTTTTCTCGCCAACGGAACCTGCCGCGAATGCCATCGCGCCAATTTGCGCGCGCACAATGCTCGCCGAACAACCGGATTTAAGTTATTCAAGGATGTCGAGATGCGGTCGAAAAAGCTCATGAGAAAAGAAAGTGAAAAATTGAATGCGTAAATTACCCGGCGCAACATTTGATGTGCACATCTCCGACCAAGGAGGCCGCGCCGTCCTTCTCACTATCCGCTCAATCGAGGGCGACGAATTCATGGTGCCAATTAACGCCAATACCGCCGATGACTTGGGCCGGGAAATTCTCGCCGGCGCGCTCGCGATAAACGGAAGGTTGAAGACCGTATGAACGACGAGGAAATGGAAAAATACCGCTACCTGAAGTTTCTGGAAAGTCAGGCAATAGCCGTCGCTTTTGATTACCACCGGGGCGGATGCGATTTCCAAACTTTCCAACGCGTACTGGCGCGCTTGACACTGCAGGCAACGGGTAATCCGAGCCCGACGCTGGAACAGATCGAAGCGCAAATCTCGGAGCTGAACACGGCGACAAGCATTCATTTCGGCCGGCTTGCCGGACTCGATACCTAACAACTAAACGGGGGGTCGATACAGCAATGAGCGCGTATCAACTTCAGCGACGCCGCGATCAGGGAATTGTGATTCGCCAAGGCAAAAGTTGGATTCTGCTTAAACGCAGCGAGGTAGAGAGCCTGGTGCGTGATTTGAATAACCATATTGATGACCCGATAAGGGTTGAGGAGATCGATGGGCTACAAAAAGCCAACCACCGTTAAGTTACTCGGCGAGCGCATCAAGCGCGAGCACCACACCCGACTCCCGAATGGGTTAGTCCGCGATCCGGACGTATCGGCGAACGGCTTCCGTGTCGCCGCTTATCTGCTGTCGCTTGACGACGGTTTCGGAGTTAATCAGCGCGGGATCGCTGCGGCGACTGGGCTAACCAGGGACGCCGTGAGTAGCGGGATCAAGAATCTCGCGGCTACCGGGTGGCTGAGACAGAACGAGTACCGTCACGAGGACTCCGGTCACGTTTACCGGCACGAGTACGTCATGCATCGGTCCCGTCGTATGGCCGGAAATCCGGACCATATGACCGATGTGACCGAGACCCCTAACGACGCTCATATGGCTGGAAATCCGGACCATAGTATGGCTGGAAATCCGGACCATCTTAAAAGGAACAAAAGAGATACCGACACTGAAGTGATGTCGGGTATATCTAATTCTGTTGGTGGTTCAGAGTCGGGCGCTCAAGCCCCTTCGGGGACGCGCCAGCCTCTGACCCACGGCGCACCAGTTGCGATCAATGCCGGTGATGCCACGCCTACGCTCGAACCTGGTACGCCAACCGGGGAACCCGCCCCGCGTCTTTGCACAACAACAACTGTCTATAGTCGCGACCCCCACCAGTGCTGGGACTGTAATCTCTTCCCGGTCGAGGAGGATCACGCGCCCACGTGTCCCGTACTCAAAGACCCATGGGCTACGCCCTGCGCCTACTGCAATGCGAAGTTCTCGTCCGATCAAGTCAATGCCCATGCGCGAGCCTGCCGCAGCGGTGATTGATTCCCGCGCAGCAGCATCGAATCAAAGGAACAGCCCAACAGTTGACACCGATCAGCATTACCGTCGTCACTCACGACGGCAGCACCACCACAGTCCCGGTGACCCGCGACGCGCACGGATTCGTCGCCCGCCACGACGGCTTCACCATCCACATGACCGCCATCGAGACCGGCCGCCGCGCATGCACGCCCGCCAAGGCGAGACTCGCGTGACGACGATCCCCGCCCGCGTTGGTGCGCCGTACGCGGTCGACTTCACGGCCTCTGGCCTCATAAGGATTAGTCGCACGGTGAAGGGGAGAAACTTTCATATCGTCCTCGACGCGCCCGCCGCGATCGCTGTGGCCGACGCGCTGGTCGATGCCGTCGAGCGGCTCCCTGAAGGCGCGGTTCACCAGTCCAACACGCCCCGGTAGGACGCAGAAGCGAGGATCTTCGTCGCGGGCTCCCTGCCGCTCCTTTGCCTTCAGCCCGTTCCCAGACTGGAGGACCCCGTATTGCCTCTCCAGTAGACGATGAGCGCGCACCACGGGCCATCGGCGGTAGGTAGTGCCCGAGAGGGCCACTGGTGCGCTCAAAATCCTGCTGGAGAGGCAGCAAACGGCATTTGCGCACGATTCCGTTAAGCCACAAAGCAACATTAGTTCTCTAGCAAACAATCTCGCCGACCTCCTCCTGATCGGTGAGCCCCCGCGATGGGGTGGGGTCTAACTCCATTCCCCATCGCGATGACGCCGCGCCGCAAGGTTTGCGCCGGGTTTTCCATCTTCTCCTTGGCCCGGCGACCACCGCCGAAGTGCTCCCAGGTTGCAGCGCACAAGCGCTCCCGGGTCGGCGGGCGGCGCGGCGTCTTCCTCCCTAAAAAACTTTATCGAAAGGTTTAATTTGGCCCAGGTAACCGTCGATATCGGCGCTCGCGTCCGAAAGATCGATTTCAACCGCGCCGCCAGCGATATAAATCGGCGAGTCCAGCAAATGGGACGCGACAGCGGTCGCATGTTCGGCGACGAATTCTCCCGCGGTATCGCGCAATCCTCGCCGCGTGTGCAGGCCGCCACGATCGGCATGCAACGCGCTACGGACAAGCTGAAGGACTCCCAGGACCGCTTGGCCCAGGCGATGCGCGGCACCGATTACGACGCCGTCGTGCGTGCCAGCCAGCGAGTGACTCGCGCTCACGCCGATCATGACCGCGCATTGAGGACACTCCGCGGCGCATATTCCAGTTTCGACGCTGACGCCCGCAACGCCGCTGGCGGCGTCTCGGCGTTGACGACGAATGTGGCCAGTCTTGGCGGGGCCGTTTCGCGGGTCGCTGGGCCTGCCGGCATGGCCCTCCTTGTCGCGGGTATCGGTCAGCTCGCGGGCGTGGCAGCGGCAGCCTCGGGCGCCGTCGGACTTTTGCCCGGTGTCCTCACGGCGGTCGGTTCGGCGTTCGGCGTGGTAAGGCTGGCCACAGTTGGATTCTCGGACGCGCTCGAGAACCTGAGTGACCCTGAGAAGTTCGCCGAAGCGCTGCAACAACTTTCGCCGAACGCGCGCCAGGCCGCAACGAGTATCCGCGAGCTTGTCCCCGCTTTCGATGAGCTAAAGAACGCGACGCAAAATGCGTTCTTCGCCAACATCGGACCGCAGCTAACGGGACTGGCCAACCAGTTCTTGCCCACCATTCAGGGCCTCACCACGGGCGTTGCCGAGGCGATGAATCAAGCCTTTAACGGTGTGGCGCAGCAGCTTCAGAGTCCACAGACACAAACAGCCATCGGTAGCGCGGTCGACAACATCGTGCAGGCGTTCCAAAAGTTGGCGCCGGCGTTTGCTCCGCTGACTGATGCTTTTGCCGAGCTGACCTCGGTAGGTTCATCGTTCCTGCCTGAGATCGCCGCGGGTGCCACCGAGGCGGCGAAGGCTTTCGCAGACTTCATCCGTGAGGCAAGTAGATCTGGCGACCTGCAGCAGTGGATCGCTACCGGCGTCGACATGCTCAAGCAGATGGGACCCGTGGTGCAGGACGTGGTTACCACGTTCATGGCGCTAGCACCGATTGGTGAGCGGGTCATGCCGTTGATCGTGCAGAGTGCCGACCTCATCGCCCAAGTCATGCCCGGTATCGCGAAGGCAACAGCCGAAATATCGCCGTTGTTCTATTCGTGGCAGGAGGCGATAAACGCTGCCGCCAAGGCAATCCCGCTCATCACCGTGGCGCTTAAGCCGGTTGCCGCCGTTGTAACCGCCATTGCAGATGCGTTCGCGTTCATCCGCGGACCCGAGGCGATGGCGCAGGCGAAGTTGAATAGTGCGCGGATTGATGCGGCGTTCGCACAGCCGGCACCCACCCAACTGCCCACAGGCGGGTTACCCGCGCGTTCACCGGCCGGTCCATGGGAGTCATTGTCACCGGCCGACCGTTGGCTACGCGCTGATGAGGCCGCCCACCCGGGCCAAGGTCCGGCCGGCCCCGGCACGTACCGGCGCCGAGACGGTTCGATCGGTTATGTCACGCCGCCGAGTGCAGTGACCGGAGGGCCGGTTACCAACCTTACTGAGCAATTCCAGAATCGCGGTTCCGGCCGCGGCGGTCCCGGTGAAGGCCTGCCAGTCGTTCCTAACGTGGGGCAGGACCCAATGTCTCTCTTGCAGGGCTTCCCGGTCTCGGCCAGCCTCTACGGCGCGGCGGGTTCGGTACTCGACTCTCGCGCGAAGGTCGCTCAGTTGCAGTCTGACATCAACGCACTTGAGAAGTCCAACACTGCTACCGCTTCCGAGATCCAAAGCAAGAAAAACGATCTCGCCAACGCGGAGCGTGAGCAATACGAAGCCGAGCTGCGGCTAAACGAAGCCAAGCAGCGGAGCACCGAGAAGTTCACCGAGTCAACCAAGTCGGCCCACCAAACTATGAGCAAGCTCGGCGCCGGTCTCGACCGCGACCTTGGTATCTCCCGCGGAATCGCCGGTCTCGCAGACAATCTCGTGAGATTCATCGGCAACCTTGCCACGGCACCGCTGCAAGCTACATTGCAGAAGATCATCGACGCCAACCCCAACGAAGGCTCAGGTCTTATCGGAATCGCCGCCGCACAAGGCGCATTCGGGCCGGAGTTCACCCCGCAAGGCATTGCCGCAAGCCAAGCAAGCGACAGTAGTAGCAGCACTTTAGGTAGCACTGCCGCCGTTCCGTACGGATACGGCTATCCCGGTGACGCGGCGCTGCTGGCCAACGTCCCCGCAGGTAAGTATTCGCAGAGCGGCATAGCCGACCTCACGCAGGGTATCGGCGACTGCTCCAGCGCTGTCGAGGACCTCGTGAACATCCTTGACGGTCGTCCGACAGCTGGCCGGTCGATGTCGACACACAACGCCGACCAATGGCTTACCGAGCACGGCTTTGTGCCAGGCATTGGCGGCCCCGGTGATTTCCGCGTGGGCTTCAACTCCGGTCACATGCAGGCGACCCTCCCCGGGGGCACGCCCTTCAACTGGGGTAGCAACGCTGCTGCGGCCAACCGCGGCATCGGTGGCACTGGTGCCGCTGACCCGGCATTCACGTCGCACTACTACCGGCCTATGGGCGCTGGTCCGCTTGCTGGTCCGGTCGCACCGACCGACGCGCCGATTGGCCCGGCAGGTCCCATTGCGCATGGGCCAGACATTCCGATCCCGTTGCCGGTCACCATTGTGGGCGGTACACCAGTACCCGGTGCAACCCCATCGGTGGGCTCTAACGTCGCCCCGCCGGGCGGCGCGCCAGGCGCGCCTACGGCACCAACGCCAGCACCAGCGGTCGGTCAACCCTCAACAGGGGCACCGCCTATCGGCTCGCCCGCATCCGGTCAAGGCCTCGGACCGCTCCCTGGTCCTGCGGCTGCGCCAATGGCCGCGCAATCGCAGTCGTACGCGCCGACTCAGCAGCCGGCCGCTCCTGCGGGGTGGCAGCCGTCTGGCAGCAGCGCTGGTGGCGGTGGCGGCATTCTCGGTGCCGCTGCGGGTGCTGCTGCGGGTATGTTCCCAGGCGGCGGCGCTGCGGCACAGATCGCCATGCAGATGATCCAGAGGACCATCCAATACGGCGGCGAGGTCGCGGGGCACCTTGCCCAGGGCGCGATGGACGCACTCTCCGTCTCCGATCCCGATGGCGGTCCCGGCGCATCCCTCGGCGATAGTTGGTTGGGCCGCTTGGCTGGCGCTGTCGCTAGTGCCGGCCCTGCGCTCCCAAGCAGTGCCGGCGGTCAGGACAAGAAGCAGGGGCAGCAGAAGGACCAGGGGCAGCAGCAAGGCCAAGATCCGGCGGCCCAGCAGCAGGCCCGCGGCGGCGTGCACATTGAAAATTTTGTGCAGGCACCTAATCGCCAGAACGTCCAGCAGACCGCAAACGATTTGAGCTTCGCGACTGCTGCCGCTGGCATGGTGCCCTTCTGATGATGGTCCAACGGCCATGTCTCGACGAGTGCGGGAGGATGGCGATGGCGGGCGGTAGTCGTTGCCGTCCCTGCCATCGCCGCCGGCGCAACGCGACATACGACCACGCTGCCTATCGGTCGGCGGGCAGGCCATCAGGCCGGTGCACGCTGCGTATCTTGTGCAACGGCGCACCAGCGACGAGTTGGGACCACGCGGACGGCGACCCGACCAACCATCGGCGGGGAAATCTGGCCCCGTCGTGCGGGCGCTGCAACTCAAGCAAAGGTGGCCGCAGGTAGCCCCTTCAGCGAACATCTAACAGCGGATGATTATGCATAGACGTGCATGGTCATGCAGCGACGGCCCTGCGGCGGGACCTGCGGAAACAGGGTGCGCTCGAGTAAAAATCCCCTCTGACCTGCGCAAAAAGTTCGGGAGCGTTGGCCCTGTTCGACGCCCGGGCCGTTCCGCACACTTATAAAAAGGCATTTTATGCACTGACCAGCAAAGTGAGCAGCAAACATGGAAAAGATCACCGCCGAGGAGATACTTGACGAGCTGAGCGAGGACACCGACCTCCGCGCAGGGCTGGAATCTCTGCCGAGGTTGGTGGCCGACACGGTCCAGAGCTTGACGCCGATGGACACCGGCGAGGCGCGGCGGAGCATCGAGGTCAAGGGCCGCAAGCTCCCATACAAGCGACTGAGCTATCGCCGCATCAAGATCGGGGAAGTTTATTCGGACGACGATCCGGCCAAGATCAACACTCTCGAATACGGGCGGTCGGCCAGCGACGACAACGGTGCCACCCCCGAGTTCGCGATGTTCCGCCGTGCCGCCGAGCTTTGGGACGACGCCGATTTGGATGAGATTTGATGGATTTAATGGACAATGGCGGCAACGCTAAGCGGCGATTCAAGGACCTGTCAGAGCCGCCGTGGTACCGCTGGAAGACCAAAGACCCCGCCGAGCGTGCCATCCGCTTCATCGAAACGTATTGCCGAAGCCCAAAGGGTGTCGGTTTTGGCAAGCCGATCAAGCTGGCCCAGTTCCAACGGGACTGGATTACGGAGATTCTGGCACCTGGTGTGCGGCAGGCCGTCTTGCAAGCGCCCCGAGGGCAGGGGAAGTCAACTCTGCTCGCCGCTATCGCGGCGTGGGCGGTGTTCGACAGGAACCCGACCGGGCAGCCTCAGGTGCCGATCATGGCGACGACGGTGGGACAGGCTGCCCGTGCGGTGTATGACGTGACGTGCAAGATGGTGGCGGCAGAGCCCGAGCTCGATCGCCGCGCCATCATGTATACCGCGATCTCTAATGCGCGAATCGTGGTGGGCTACAACGGCGGCGAATGCTATCCCATCGCCCATGATGTGGACGGCCTACAGGGTCTCGACCCCACTTGCGCCATTGTTGACGAGATCGGTTTCCAGCCTCTCGCGAGCTGGAATGCCATGGTACTTGCCGGCGGCAAGCGTGAGCAGTCCCTCGTGGTCGGTATCGGCACGCCCGGCGTGGACCGCGACAAGTCTGCCCTGTGGCATCTGCGGCAGGTGTTCAAAGAGGGCAGGGCACCGGCCGGGTTCTCATACACCGAGCTATCGGCACCTGATGATTGCGACTATCGCGAGGAATCCAACTGGTTGCTCGCTAACCCGGCTATCACCGAGGGGTATCTCAGCATCGACGCGCTACGCAACGACGTGGAGATGATGCCCGAATCTGAATTCCGCTTGTTCCGACTGGCGCAGTGGGTCGAGGGTGTCAACTGTTGGTTGGGTGTGGACGGCCGCAAGGTGTGGCAGGCGCTGCGATCCGGCTACGTCCTTAAGCCCGGTGCAGATACGTGGGTCGGGGTAGACGTTGGTCTGAAAAGGGATTCGACCGCGGTAGTCATTGGTCAGCGTCGCCCCGATGGGGTTCTTCACACCACGGCCAAGATATGGAACCCGCGCAAAGACGGGGCCATAGATGTCTCCGGTGTGATGGCCTATCTACGGGAATTGGATCGCACCTACAACCTCGTAGAGGTTGCGTTCGACCCGCGCCATTTCGAGCTACCGGCAACGGGTCTAGCCGATGAAGGCTTACCAATGACGGAGTTCCCCCAGAGCCCTGAGCGCATGGTGCCCGCTTGTGGCGCTCTCTATGAGGCCATCATGCGCAGCGAGATATCTCATGACGGCGCGGGCGATTTCGAGCGCCAGATTCTCAATGCCATGCCCACGCACACCGACACAGGCTTTCGCCTCACCAAGTCCAAGAGCCGCGGCCACATCGACGCTGCCATCGCGCTAGCGCTCTGCTACGACCGCGCCCAGCATCCGGCCAAGCCGCTACCCAAACTTGTCGTTTTCTAACTAGGAGAAGCCATTTGAGCCTTCTAACCCGCTTATTCAGATCGCCCGATCCGCCAGAAGAGCGCAGTGTCAGCATCGCCGACCCTGCTGCGCTGTCGCTGTTCGGCGTCACGCCCTCCCTCGCCGGTGTCAGCGTCTCCGACCGCACGGCGATGGGCCTGTCAGCCGTCTACAGGTGTGTCTCGCTGATCAGCGGCTCTATCGCCTCCCTACCCCTGCGCACAGTGGTGACGCAACCAGACGGCACCACACAGCGCACCACATCATGGCTCGACGACCCTGCCGGTCCCCACGGGGTGACGGCATTCGAGTGGGTCGAATTCCTCATGGTGTCGCTGCTACTGCACGGCAACGCCTACTTCCTCAAGGTCTTTGGCGGGGCAGGCCAATTGCTGGCCCTGCAACCGCTACCGCCGCAGTGTGTCGGAGTGGAGGTCAGGAACGGCCGCAAGCTGTACCGCGTCCAATTGGAAAGCGGGCAGTCTCGGCAGCTCACCGACGCCGAAATCGTTCACATCCCCGGCATCTCGCTCGATGGCGTCTGCGGCGTTTCGCCGATCACCATTGCGAAGAACAGCCTCGGCGCGGCCATCGCATCGGAACGCAGTGCGGCACGGTTGTTCTCCAACGGTCTCCTGTCTAGCGCCATCGTCACGCCTGAGGACACGCTCAGCGAGGAAGAGGCCGCAGCGGTCAAGGACGCCCTGTCGCGCAAGATCGCAGGGGAGGCCCACGCAGGCGACGTATCGGTGATCAACCGCAAGTTGAAGATCACCCCGTGGAGCGTGAATCCTGCTGACGCACAGTTCTTGGAGTCTCGCGCGTTCGCCGTCGATGAGGTCTCGCGGTGGTTCGGCATCCCTCCACACCTCCTGGGCCAGACCGAGAAGCAGACCAGCTTCGGTGCCGGTCTGAGTGAACAGAACCGGGGCTATGCGAAATACACCTTGGAACCGTGGACACGGCGTGTCGAGGCTCGGCTGACCAGGTTGCTGCCGGCCAATCGCAAAGCCGAGTTCGACTTCCGCTCACTGGTATCGCCTGATCCTGAGACCGAGATCCGGTTGCTGATCGACCAGGTTGCTAGTGGCCTGCTGTCGTTGGACGAGGCACGGGCCATCCTGAACCGCAAGCCCTTGGAAAAAGGCGGCCACCGATGACGGTTGAGAAAGTCACCGCCGAAGTGCTGGACCTGCACATGTGGGTTGCTGAGAGAGTCGGCCAATACGAGGCCGACGTGTGGGATCTGATTCGGCGACAACTCAAGGAAAGGCGGACCAGTGAATCTGTTCAGCGTTGAACTGAGATCCGAGATCAGCGGCAACACTCTCAGCGGTTACGCCGCCGTGTTCGGTGCCTACGCCGACTTCGGCAGCTACTTAGAAACCTTGGCACCAACTGCGTTCGACGCCGCACTGGCTGATCCGGCCAACGACGTTCGCGCCTACTATCAGCACGACAGCTCCATGCTGCTGGCGCGCCAATCGTCTGGCACGCTGCGTCTGCGCACCGACAGCACAGGCCTGCACTTCGATCTGCACATTCCGGACACCAGCTACGGCCATGACCTGCGCGAGCTGGTGCGCCGTGGTGACCTCAGCGGCATGAGCTTCGGCTTCATTGCCGGCCAAGAGGATTGGGGCAGAACGCCCGATGGTCGGGAGCTTCGCACACACACCAGCGTGGCCCGCCTGGTCGAGGTCTCCCCGGTTACTGCGCCCGCCTACAGCGCCACATCAGTCCAATTGCGTTCGCTTGCGGACATCCCCCTTCCGGCCACTGATGGCCGTACCCAACTGATTCGGGCGCGTGCCCGCGTCAACCTTCCGAAAGGACAGTAGTAATTTTGAAGACCATTGAAGACATCCTCACCGAGCAGCGTTCCATCGTTGACGCCGCCGAGGGTCGCAACTTCACCGACGAAGAGGCAGAGCGCTACGAGACGCTGGAAGCCGAGCTTAAGGCTACCCAGCGCAGCGAGGAAATCCGCAAGCGTCAGACCGCCTACGAGGCACCCAACGCCAGCATTGCCGCCGCAGTCAACGTCGCAACCGCCAAGCAGGACGACACGCTGGACCGCGCTTTCGAGGCGTATCTTCGCACCGGCCAGGCCAACTCGGACATCACCGAGCTTCGCGCTCAGCAGGTCGGCACCGACTCCGAAGGTGGCTATCTGGTCAGCCCAGGCTTCCGTCAAAAGCTGGTCGAGGTTCAAAAGGCGTTCGGCGGCTTGGCCAATGAGGTCGATGTGTTCACCACCGAGCGCGGCGGTGACATCGAATATCCCTCGCTGGACGACACCGCTAACAGTGGTGCGATCACTGCTGAAGAGGCCGCTTTCGCGGACGGCGATGATCTCACTGGCTGTGACAGGTTGATTTGGCCCCGGTAGGACGGTCTGTTTTGGCCCCGTCCGCCCGACTCGCCGGTGCGGTTGT